GCCGACGCTAGAGCTCATGCACGCTCAGAACGAAGCTGAGCAGTCGGCTATCAATCAGGGCGCGGCAATCCGCTTCATCGGCAAGCTGAGCCAGAACCGCAATGAAGGCGACCAAGAGCGGGCGCGAAAGGCGTTCAACGCTCAGCTTTCCGCCGACAACGCGGGAGGAATCGCCGTCTATGACAAGCTGTTTTCGGACGTTGAGCAGATCACGCCGACAAGCTACACGGTCGATGCGGCGCAGATGGAGCGAATCGAGAAGAGCGCTTACCGCTTCTTCGGCTCCAATGAGGATATCGTCACGAACTGCGCGGACGAAGACACCTTCAACAGCTACTACGAAGGCCGCATCGAGCCGTTCGCTGTTCAGCTCGGCTTCGTTATCACGTCCATGACGTACACGGCAAACGAGATAGCGCAAGGAAACTCAATCATGTTCAGCGCGAACCGCCTAGAGTTCGCCAGCAACACGACGAAGCTTAACGTTTCCGTCGCGCTGTTCGACCGTGGCATCTGGAACGGCAATCAGGTAGCCGATGTGTTCCAGTCCCCGCACTACGAGGGCGGAGAACGCCACGTTATACGCGGCGAGTATATCGACCTTGCACTCATCAGCGAGCACACGGCGGAACAGGCGGCGCAAGCCGCAGAGACGAACGCGAACATAGCCGCAATCGACGCGAGCAGCGGCTACGGCGACAAGAAGGAGGTAGACGATGCCAGCGAAACCGAGTGAGCGGCAATACCGTTCCCTTGCCGTGCCGCTCAACGTGCGGGCGGCTGACGGCGCAACCAAGAAGCGCTTTGACACGGAATACTATGTTGAGGGCTACGCTTCGACATTCAACGACCCATACGTTCTGTTCGAGGATTTCGATGGAACAAAGTACATCGAGGTTATCAGCCCCGATGCCTTCCGCGAAGCGGACATGAGCGACGTTATCCTTCAGTTCGACCATGCGGGCAGGGTGTACGCCCGCATGAGCAACGGGACGCTCATTGTGGAGCCGGACGAGCACGGGCTTTTCATCGCCGCCGACCTGTCGCGCTCTCAGGGCGCGCGCGATCTCTTCGAAGAGATAAAGGCCGGTCTTATCACGCGCATGTCATGGGCTTTCACGGTCGCGGCAGACGAATACGACCGCGAGACGCACACCACGACCATTACGCGCGTCAAAAAGGTTTTCGACGTGTCCGCCGTCAGCCTTCCGGCTGACCCGAACACCGAGATATCAGCAAGAAACCTGCTCAACGGAGCGATTGAGCAGTCGCGCAAGGAGCTTGCGCGCCGTAAGAGTGCCCTTGCCGTTGCGAGGGCGACACTGGCAATCGCCAAGAGCAGAAAGGTTTAGAACGATGGACGAAATGACTATGGATGACCTGCTTAACGAGCTTCAGGGTCTTGTCGATAAGTACAAGGCCGATGACGGCACCGACACCGAGCCGACCGAGCAGGACGCAGAGCGCATGAGCGCGCTTACCGCCGAGATCGAGAAGCGCAACGCCGCCGCCGCTCAGCGCCGCGACAGCCACACCGCGACCGTTGCAGCCGCGCGCGCCGCTATCGAGAACGGCACCGCCCGACGTGTCGATTCCGTGCCGCTGGGGACTTCCGCGAGCGCTCGCGGTGCTCTTCCGCAGGTGCGCGACACCACCGACTACAACGCCGCCGCCCGCCGCGCGTGGGTGAAGGACATTGCCAGCCGTTCCGGCGTGCAGCTCATCGGTGGCACCGAGCTTACGCAGGTTGAGCGCGACGCGTACAACCACCTTATCGAGCAGCGCACGGCGTTTACGCATCTGACCAGCAACACCGATGCGGTTATCCCCGTCGAGCTTCAGACGCAGATTTTCACGCTGATTGACAACACGGCTGTTCTCTACGGCGACATCCACAAGGACAACTTCCCGCATCAGTTCGAGCTTATCCGCCATAAGAGCATCAAGGCTGGCGACGCGGCGAAGACCGATGAGGGCGCAGCGCCCACCGATGAGGAGCAGAACGAGTTCGACACCATCACCCTTACGGGCGAGGAGATCAAGAAGACCGTCAAGATGAGCCGCAAGATGGCGGTTCAGTCTATCAACGGCTTTGAGCAGTACATCGTCAACGAGACTGGCGCGCGCCTTGCCGTCGCCGCCAACGCGCGTGTCCACGCCAAGACTGTTGACGGCACGCTCGGCATGGATTCCGGCAACAAGATTAACTGCGCCACCGCTGGCACGCTTGCCAAGGCGGATATCACCAAGCTTCTTGGCCTGCTCTACACCTACGGCAACCCCGCGCCGAAGGGCTGCATTATCTACGCCAACGGCAACACTATTTGGAACCACATTGCTATGGTCGAGGATGCCAACGGGCGCTCTTACTTCGTGGACGAGAAGACCGAAGACCCCGCCGTTGAGGGTCATATCTTCGGCAAGCTCGTTAAGCGCGACGATTCGATGGCCGATGGCATCATCAAGGCCGGTTATCCCGACCTGTTCCGTGGCAACATCTTCGACGGAGTGGACGTTACGCCCTACGTCGAGCCGGGTACGCAGAAGCGCTGCTTTGACGGATACCTGCTCTTCGACGGCGGGCTTGTCGTTCCCAAGGCTTTCGGCCAGCTCACCATCGGCACCGCCGCAAAGTAACGAGGTGGTGACAGATGGCAGAGAAGCCGAAGCTGCTTGACGCGTGCCGCGAAGCGCTGAGGATTCCCGCCGACTGCACCGACTTTGACGCTGAGATCGAAGACCTCATCGAAGCCGCCCGCGCCGCGATGCGCGCGGGCGGCGTTGCCGATACCGTAGCCGCCGACGATTCGAACAGCACGGTTCGGCTCGCGGTGAAGGTCTACTGCAAGGCGACCTTCGGCATGGACAACCCCGATGCCGACCGCCTTACTCAGAGCTTCGACGATCTGCTAACCATGATGCGCGGCAGCTCGGAGTTCGGGGGCGTGAAATGAGCATGTGGGCTGGCACGTGCCAGCTCATCGCTAAGACCGTCAAGAAGGACGAATACGGCGTGCAGCAGACGGAGGAAACAAAGCGCAAGGTGTTCTGCAACGTCTTCTCTATGGGCGACGCGGCCTATTACGCCGCCGCTGCCGCTGGCGTACACCCCGAAGCCGTATTGCAGATTCGCAAGAGCGCATACGAAGGTGAGCGGCTAGTCGAGTTCGACGGCGCGCGGCTCACGGTCGCGCGCGTTGACAGGTCAAGCCCCGACTTCGTGCGCCTGACGCTCGCTGAGGTGGTGGGCGACCGTGGCTGAGCAGAGCATCGAGCGGTTCATAAGCAGCTGCATGAAAGAGTGCGTGGAAGACAACGTTTCCGCGCTCGCTGAGAACGCGGGCGAAGCAGGAAGGCGCGCCGTAAAGCTGTTGAAGCAAGAAAGCAAGGTGCGCACCGGTGCTTACAAGAAGGGCTGGAAGGCCGACGTTAAGACCGATGAGACGGGCACCGAATGCACCGTGCACAACCGGCGATACCAGCTAACGCACCTGTTGGAGAACGGCCACCAGATCACGAACCAGACTGGCGAGGATTACGGCACCGTTCCCGGCGACGGCGTTATCAGGAAGGTTGCAGACCAAGTGGCGCGAGAGTTCGCGGAGATGGGGGGCGACGGACGATGATTGAGCTAAAGGCGCTCTGCGGCGTTCTCGATTCGCTCGGCATCCCGTGGGCTAACCAGCGCTTCGCTGACGGTGAGGAACCGGCACCGCCCTTCATCTGCCTTGTCGCGGGCTACAACGAAGCGGCCTACGCGGACAACGGCACCTACCTTTCGTGGATGCCCTACGATATCGCGCTCTACACGCGGCACCGCGACTACGCGACCGAGAAACGCATACGCGCCGCACTCGAAGCCGCCGAGTGCCCTTACACGCTTGGCATCACAGAGATTGATTCAGAAGAGCTTACCGAAGCGGCGTTCACCGTGAACGTCGCCGAGAGTTAGGAGAGACCAAATGGCACGAAACGGATTCTTCGGCGTGAAGAACTCGCATTTCGCGATCTGCACCGACGAAGACGCGCTTACCTACGAAGACCCCGTGCACGTCGCGGGCACCGTCGCTATCAGCATGGAGCCGACCGTTGAGACGGCTTCTAGCTACGCCGACAACGAGGTTTGGCTTGACAAGCAGCAGGACAACGGCGGAAGCGGCACCATGAGCTTCTACGACACCGAGAGCACCGCCGAGCTGCGGCAGCTCATCGCAGACC